CCTGCCGCTGGTTTGCAAATCAATATCACCAGCTTCGTTCGTCGCTGCGGCAGTCCAAACCGTGTTATCCTCGCGGTCGCACCACCGCACTTTGCGAACATCACCACCAGCACCAAGGGCAAACAAAAAGCGTTCTTCGGTAACCACAATCGCCGAATTGCTAGTCGGAGCATTGGTTATGACAACGGCATCATTGGCGATGTTAAGTTGCCATTCGTAAATCTTTCCGTCCTTGCTGGAACAAGCAACCAAATATTCGCCCCATGTATCCAAGCTCCAAGTCGTAGCCTCAGTGGAAGTCCCAACGTCTTCACGTTTTGTGCCGTAAAAATAATCACCATAGAGCTTTCCGCCGTAGCCAAGATTTACAACTGCGCTTTCGTTGCCTGCCGTAAAACTTGTTGGCGTGATATCAGTGACAGTATTTAATGCAGAAATTGCAAACAGCTTTTCATAAGTTCCAGCCGCAATCCAACGACTTGCGCCAGAAGCACTCCATGAAATGGCGCCGCGCATCTTCTTGTTTGATGCGACTGTTGTTCGTGACACCCACCCACCAATAGGCTGCATCGTTCCTTCTATCCAACGAATTAGACTAGCATCACGCCAGCGACCTGATGTTTGATAATCAGTCCCATTGCGATAGACACCGGGCGGAATAGCAAGCGGGACAAGAGCCATCAAATCACCACAGCAATTTGTTAATTGTCACAACGATCTTTTTTAGGTCTAACATCGTTTACCCCTTGACTGTCGGCCAGACAACGCTTGCAGGGAAATCTTCCTGACTCGTTATATCACGGAGTGCCTGCCTGTAGGTAGCCCATGTAGCCTTGTTTACGGGGGCGTCAGGAATCTGTGTCCAATCAGATGCAGCCAATAAGCTATTCCTATGCGCGCGCACTTCAGCTGCCAACTCCGCATCGGTAGGCTGCAAAGCCGCGATCTCGGCATCTGTAAATGGTCGATGCGTGACCTCACCTGTCTGCGCGTTGGTAATGATTTCAATGTAATCAGCCATTATTTCAGCCCCCAGACTTTAATTGATCCAGCGTCAAAGTTACCCGCGCCGTCCCACGTAAACGATAGTGATGTGGATGCAGTGGTAATGGCAGTGGCGGATGCCCTGAAATTTGCTGAGCCAGTATCGGGCAGAACCATAGTGATTGACTGTCCACTTGTAAGAGAAACAAAGATAGGGCCATTGAATACGGACGCTGCAGCACCGCTGCCAGTAGAAATCTGCTGACCAGCAAGCCTTAATTGTCTTGATGATGCGTTGTCATGCGACACACCATCAACAACAATTAAAAGCGCCGCATATCCCGTCAGAGTCAGCCCAGATAGTGTCTGCGTTGTGCCGCTTGTTGTTGTTAATGTGCCAAGCAAAGTCATAGGCCCAGCTAATGGAATATTTGCCAAAACAAAGGCGGTGGTTGCAAGCTGAGTTGTGTTTGTCAGGTTAGCCGCTGTTGGTGCAGTCGGAGTTCCTGTCAGTGCTGGGGAAGCTAAGTTTGCTTTAAGATTATCCGCAGTGGTAACAAACGCAGTTGTAGCAAGCTGGGTTGTGTTCGTTCCAGCAGATGCTGTTGGTGCAGTGGGTGTTCCTGTAAACGCGGGGGAAGCTAAGGGGGTGCTATTTGCAAGGACAAAGGCGGTCGTGGCGATTTGGGTTGTGTCCGTGCCATTGCTAGCTGTTGGTGCTGTTGGCGTGCCTGTTAGTGCAGGGGATGCAAGCGGGGCCTTCGCATTAAGCTGCGTTTGAATGGCTGACGTTACACCATCCACAAAATTCAACTCAGCGGCGGTTGGCAGGACAGCCGTGCCGCCGACTTTCCACAACCCTTCAGATAGGTTTGGCTTAATCGCAGTTGTGCCGTCCAGAAGATCGTCAAGGCTATCCAAGTTAGTGTTGATCTTGGTTCCCCAAGTCTCCTCGGATGCGCCCACTTCTGGCTTAGTCAATCCAAAAGTTGTAGTAGTTGTATCTGCCATTTTGAGCCGCCCTTATGCCGCTAATGTCCAAGTTTCCGCCGTGTCAGAAACAGGCGTCCATGATTCACTTGTATCAGATTGCACAGCCCATGTCTCTGACGTATCTGATTGTGGTGTCCAAGTCTCCGATGTGTCGCCTAGATGGGTCCACGTCTCGGAAGTGTCTGCTGTTTGTTCCCACTTTTTAATAGCCGTTATTGTTACTATACACGAAATTGAGGAAAGCGCACTACATGACCTCAGACGTTCGCAATTGCTTGTAGTTTCAACGAAACAGGACGCAGACGCAGATACGTTGACTAGAAATTGGCTTGTAGCCGTTGCAGTTGTGACTGCCGATATTGACGCCGATGTGCTTCTAACGCGCGCAGCTGCCGTTGATGTGCTGAATGACGCAGCCGAAGCCGCATCAGCCGTTCTTACACGTTGCGCTGCTGATGAAACGCTAACCGATGCAGACGCAGATGCAGAAGGCTGCTGAATGCGCTGTGCAGACGCAGAAACAGATGCAACCGCAGCCGCAGTTCCGCTTACTTCACGCAACCTAACAGCAGCGGTCGCCGTTGAGGTTACGATGGAAGCCGTAGCGGACACATTTCGAATACGCTGTGTTGCCGCAGAAACGCTAACAGACGCAGAAGCTACTGCACTTGCATCAACAATGTCCCCATCAAGCCCAAAGGCCTTTACGCCATAAGCGCCAGTGCCAAAGCCTGTGCGATAGACCGCCACAGCAATCCCCCTTAGGTCAGTGTGATGTCAAGGTCGCCAGATGGAACGCGCAGAACATCGCCCGTGTCGATAACCTTGGAAGCCGTCAACGTTGCATATGCAATCATGTTGCCAGTTGTCAAAGCGTCGAACACCGCAACATGGGTGATGGTTCCCCAGCTTGCAGTTGCCGTTGGAAACTCGAGTGCTGCGTTGTTTGATGCCGTGTCACCACTCACTGTGAATGTAATGGCCTGTCTGGCGTATCCGTTGCCAGAAAGTTCAGTGCCGCCACCAGCTTCCCCGGGCGCTGCTGTGAACAGGCCGAGATACCAAACTGTGGGACGAACAGGCGAAGCCGTTCCAGTGGTCAGAAGATATGTTAGGACGCTGGTTTCGAAAGAGTTTGTAAGTGACATCAGATGCTCCTGATTTTCATACGCAGGCCAGTTCCGCTGTGCCGCGCATCTTCTGAAGATTTGTTCAAGCCGTCAATTGCCGATTGATATAGTCCCGACCAAAGCTGGATGCGGGTATCATCCTTAAGGTAAGGCGCTGAATGCAGAAGTGCGCCGTATAGATAGGCATCAGGTGCATTTGTCAGCAGCCAGTTTGTTGTAGCCGCATCCGACAACGCAGGGATTTTTGCGAAATAGACCAGTTCGCCAGCATAGGTTCCATTCGGCACGGGATAGAGTTCAAACTGCGAGCCTGTCATGGCGTAGTAATACGGGCGACCTGTCACGTTGCCATCGCGCTGCTTGCGGTCAATCAGTTCCGCTTGGCTTATCAACTCTAACCGCGATGTCTCACCCGTGGTCAGGTAAAAGCGGATCGTCTCTGCCCAATCTGAGGGAATGGCTGAGAACTGCGTATCCAGTTGGGCCGTTGATCGTTCTTCCATACGCCAATGGCGCACCTTGCGCTGCATATCTGCTTCGGCCAATGCAATGAACGTTGGGATGACGCTGGTCAAATCATCCCGATTGAGGAAATCTGCAATGGCCGTTTTGAGCAGTGCGTATGTTGTTATCGTCATTTCTTCTTTGCCTCGTTGCGGGCCGAAATGGCCTTGGCTTTAGCCTTGGCGTCAGACTTGCTACTTGCGCCCCATGCGTTCAGTGATAACAGCAATCGCGTTGGTTTCCCATCTTTATCACGTTCAGGCCCATCATTGCCGCCCATCCGCGCCAAAAACGATGCTCGGCGCGGATTGTCCCCGGTCTTAACTGGTGGTTTGAGGTTCATACCCTCAGCCTTGGCAGATGCACGGCCCTTGGCATTTAAGCCACCTTTTGGGTTTTTTCCCTCAGATCGTTGCCATGCGGGCGTCTTTGGCATCACTTTGGCTTCTTTGCAGTCTTGGCTGCTGCTTTAAACGCAGCGGCAGTTGGAGCGCCCTTAGTGCCGGGCTTGCGCATCTTCTCGTCTGATCCAGCCTTGATGCGCGCCTTTTTGGCAGCGATGTTTGCGTAAAGACCCTTCATTTCTTTGACCCTTTTGCTTTCGGTGGTGTGTGAGACAATGTTTTACTTTGCGCGGTATGGGTTGCACCCGTCATCAAGACAGTGCCAACTTTGTGCATAGGCCCAGTGTAAACCTTGCCGTTTGGCAGATAGTGTGTGGCGGTCTTGCTCATTACATCTTACCCTTCTTAGCCTTGCCAGCCTGTGACAAAGCGATTGCAACAGCCTGCTTGCGAGATGTGACAACAGGCGCTTTCTTTGGGCCTTTGGGGTCCATGCCGCTATGCAAAGTGCCAGCTTTATATTCGCCCATTGTGCGGGCCATCTTAGTGGACTTCTTCATGGTCACCCCCATTTATGAATGTTGGCATATTAACATATCTCAGAACGCTAGGCTATGCCCTTGAGGTTACGCTTAATCGGCGTACTCCAATCATCATCCACAGGCCGATAGCCGACAAACAAATAACGCAAACTATCAGCCGTGTGCGATGTGTGGTCGTGCTTTGGCTTAGATCGCCATGTCTTTGACCGCTCATCCCAATCGCGCTGATACTGCCGCAGCGCTTCAATCAGCCGTGTTTGCCCTTCGTGTATATACGTTCTAGCCAATCCATTTCGTACAGCCTGTATGCCGTCTTCAATTGGGATGTTTGGCGCAATTGTGATGTTGCGAATGCCCAAGCCCTCAAGCGTCTCAATCCGCGATACACCGCTGCCAAGCTCACGCACCCGGGCATCGTGCGGCAGTATGTGAGCGGTGTAGGTGTAAGGCTTATCCGACAGCAGGCGAGCGTAATAGGCCAGCCCTTGCCCGCTGTCCTCGATGTGGTCAATGATCCGAACCTCGTTGCCGACAAATTGGGCGAAGATGATGGATGTTGTGTCGTCCATGCCCAAGTCCCAAGATGTCACAACGCCAATCTGCGGTTCGTGAAGCACGTTGCGAATGCGCTTGTCAGCAGTCATTTTCTTCATTTCTTGGCCGTAGTATGCCCCGATGATTGCCGCCTCAAAGCTGCATTCAAACTCCTGATCGTAGCGATCCGGGCCAATGGTATTTAACGCATCATCAAGTTCAACCTGTGGAAGGATGCCTGTCTGTGATGCGGGAAGCACCAGCGAAAACCAATTCGGATCGCGTGTGGCCTTGTCGTAGATTTCCCAGAACTCGTTCTTGCCTTTAGGTGTTCCGATGAACGTGGCGCGTCCTTGCCTATCTGCCAGAGCCGGGCGGATAACTGTGGGCCAAGCATTGGCTGGGAAGTCTGCGGGTTCGTCTAGCACCACATCGTCAAAATACAGCCCGCGCATGGCGTCGTAGTTGTCTGCCCCGAATAGCCGGATACGAGCGCCGTTTGGGAAGTCTGCCCGCAGTTCGCTCTCGTGGTAGGACATACCGGGGATGGGCGCTGTGAAGTGCTTGATGTAATCCCAACTGATGGCCTTGGCCTGATTGTAATATGGCGCAATGTAACCGCAGCGCACGTTTTGCCGCTGCGTTGTGATTGCCGATCTGATCAGGTCGTTGATCGCGCCAACTGTCTTGCCAAAACGTCTATGGGCAACAATGCAAGCAAACCGCTCTGTGCGATTGTGGAACGACTGAAGCTGCTTGCGCGGCGTATATGGGATTTCAATTGTCGGCATTTTTCCACTGGATTGTCAGCGGACCGCCATTGCTCGTCAGATCAACGTCATGCTTTTCGCGCCAGCCTGCACGGGTTTTCATCCAGAAGATCATGGCAGTCGTATCACCACCCTTGGCCTTGTTGAACAGCGCGCCCCCTATGGATGCGTTAGCCTGTGCCACAGCCTGATCCAATTCGGTCCTGTAATACTTTGTCAGCGTTTTGACATCGATGCCAAGGATGTCTGCAATTATGACCTGTGTTGTGCCGATGGTTGCGTGTAGCTGAACAAGTTGCCGGCTCTCTTTGCTTGGTTCGTGCGGCTTGCGGCTCATGCTGCGACTCTCTTGGACGTAAGCGCGTTAAACGTCTCGCCAGATTCTTCAAGCGTTGCTTCCTGCCCAGTGAAGTCCTGCCAGCGCTTCACAATCACATCACAATACTTTGGATCAAGTTCCATAAGCCGCGCATTGCGCCCGTGCTTTTCACAAGCAATGGCGGTTGTTCCTGATCCCGCAAAGCTGTCCAACACCAGATCGCTGCCCTTGGTATTGTTCAGCATCTGGTATTCAAACAACTCCACAGGCTTCATCGTGGGGTGTTCGCCATTGCGAGAAGGCTTTGAGAATTCAAGGATTGTTGTTTGCTTGCGATCTGTGGCCCACAAGTGCGCTGCGCCTTCCTTCCATCCGTAAAGGCATGGCTCATGCTGCCAGTGGTAGTCCTGCCTGCCCATCACAAGGCTCGACTTTTTCCAGATCAAACACTGCCGGATGGCCCAGCCAATGTCAGCCGCCGCACCTCTGAAATTGTATCCCTCTGAGTCTGCGTGCCAGATGTAGAACACCGCACCTTTCTTCATCACGGCGTCTGCGGCAGAGTACGCATCGCGCAGAAACTGGCGGAACGCATCGTTGCCCATGCTGTCGTTCTTGATCGTCAGTTTTTCTTTCGTCCCGCCTTCGTAAGCAACGTTGTAGGGTGGATCGGTAAGCCACATGTCGACCAACTGCCCATCGCACAAGCGCTCAAGGTGACCGATGCTGGTGCTATCCCCACACATCAGCCGATGCCGCCCAAGTATCCAAACGTCACCCTCAACTGTCACAGGAACCACTGGCACTTCCGGCACGGCATCTTCGTCCGTCAGGCCAGTTGCGGGTTCCGCCAACAGGTCGCCAATCTCGCCCAACTCAAAACCCGTCAGCGACAGGTCAAACCCGTCTGCTTCCAAGTCTTGCAGTTCGATCTTCAGCATTTCGTTGTCCCATCCCGCATCAAGCGCCAAGCGGTTGTCTGCGATGACATAGGCCCGCTTCTGCGCCTCGCTGAGATGGCTTGCGTCAATCCTGGCAGGCCCAGCTTCTGCGCTGCTAGGACGCGCCCATGCCCGGCCACAATGCCA